ATACTAAAGATAATAAAATTGTTTTATTTCATGCAATTCGAATACAAGTAATAGTTCCCGTCACCGTCGGATCAGAAGCACCGACTGCCCAAACTAAAACGTAACTGATTTGAAGAGGATTTTCAGCGTTTGTTACAGGAACTATTGCCGTTGTAAACATGTCTAATGTTTCAGTGTTGTCGAGAACTATGTTATTGTAATAAAAATCTTGCGTGTATGGCTGTTGCCCTGCAGCTGCTGTGTCAATGGTCACGGAAATCAATTCAATTGTTGTTCCGTCGGCTGTCGATTCAGTGGTATATTGAGATGTTATAGCCCAAACTCCTTCGCATAAACTTTGAAGTTCTGTTACACCAACATTTGACGTTACGTTCGTCGTGGGTAATCCAATAGTCAAGATTGCCCCGATAGGACTCTGACCTACTACCCATGGTTTAGCTATATTTATTGAATTGATTATAGATGAAGCGACAGACATTTTTTATTTATTGTAATATTATTTTTTCACCAAGTTTTTATCAATTCGAGATCGGAAACTGGAACCATATAATGAAGTTTCGTTTCGCCTCTAACATATTTCTTCTCGTAACCATCAAACTTCTGCTTGTCGTACACGATAAAACCTAAACAATCTGTGTAATTGAAAATAAACATCAGTTTCTTGTCTCCTGCAATTTTATCGATCGCCAACAATGTATCCCTAAAACTGGTGCTTTTAACCGTCCTCGATTTCAGTTCATAATTGAAATAATCATCATAAAAATCATGCTTTGAATTCCATTTATCATGAGTTTTAATGTCACTACTAAAATGCTCTTTCAAAAACGGGAGAACTTTCTGTTCTTGTGCGACTCCATATTTATGCTGTTTTGCATTGAAAATCATTTCTAAATAGTTTTAGTATAGACGGAGAAAAAAATCAGAATTCAAACTAAAATCTAAATATTTTTTTGTCGACATTAAATAAATTAATGATGATCTCACCTGCAGAAAAACGTAGATCTATGCAACATTATGAAAAATTGTTATCGACAATGCTCAGTGACGCAGATATGCAGCACTTTATTGGTGGATCGACCCAAAACAAAATTCTAAAATACTCTGAATTAGCAGGATACGATAATATAAATCAGCTCATGCCCGATGATAAGGATTTTAGAATCATTTTGACAGAATCGAAGCGAAATCAAGGACATTGGTGTTGTTTACTGAAATATCCAACAAAAAACGGCGACGTCATAGAATGGTTTGATTCGTATTCAGGGAAACCAGATTCAGAGCTGAAATTTATCCCTGAACGAATTAGGAGAATGCTCGGTGAATCTGAACATCATTTGACACGACTTCTAAAAACAGCAGACGATAAACAGGATGTCATTTATAATAAAAAGAAATTTCAATCGTTAGCAGACAACGTCGATACTTGTGGAAGGTGGGTAGTTGCCAGAATTCTCATGAATCAATTCGGTTACACACTCGAAGACTTCATAAATAAAGTTGAACAGATTGAGGACGAGACGGGAAAACCTTATGACATTATTGTGTGCGACTGGATTCATTAAATCATTTAGTGTCCAACTTTACATATTGATCCTTGATGACATTAGACGAAGTTCCCATGAAAGTTGCATCATCATTGAGTTGCTCAATTTTAGCACCGTATTTATTTGTGAGGTAAATGTTCCTTAACATGCTAACACCTATTCTTTTTCCGAATATTTTATTTAAGATACGAGTTATCGAGTTGTTTGCCTCAAACGGATGCCCTTCATAATCGACGAGAAGCGGAATGGAACCATTTTTTTTCTTGAATTCCGATCGGAGCGGTGTGACTTTCGTCAAGTATGTTTGTAATACTTCTTTAAGTGCTTCATTGACATCAAATGATTGTGACTTATATGTTCCCGAAGTTTTGAAGTTGTTGAAAATAAACTTCCAGTTTGTTGTGTCCAAGTAGTTGAATTTTTTGTCTGCATGTTCGCTGTCATATTTCTTGACTGCAACGCACAATTGATAGTCGGCATTTCTCCTCGGAGGCTGAAGGCAGTACAATGATAATATCACCCAATCGAGGACTGAATTGTATTCTTTCTCAGTCATCCTTTTCTTCTCGATGAGGGGTACAGCCTTTTCTGCCAATTCTGCATAAATTTTGAGTACGTCTTCTTGACTTATCCAGTTAGCCTTTTGTGTCTCCGATTTGACATTATTTACCGCCAATTCCTTATTGTATTTCATCATGAGTTCATAGTATTTGTCATAAAGCTTCTTGAGTTTGGGTTCCTCCTTCAGGCATGACACAACCGATATCAAATACGACCGTCTCGTATTCGGCTTGTAATGGTCGAGTTTACCGATGATCGTGTCAAAGTCTTTTAGAAATGCTAAATTTTTGACTTCATTTCCGTCATTCAAACGACGCAAATTATTTGTATAAAGTTTTAGACTGCTTTCCGTGATTCCCTTGGATTTCAATTTTTCAAAAATATCAGTCATTTTATTTTTACCAATATATTATTTTCTGGATTTTTCCTAAACAAAAAGAATTGTTTAGAAAATTATATTCTCCGATAACAATAAATAAATCATGAGTTTTGGGTCGCAGTACAATCTAAATCAGAGGATTACATACCTCGAGTATTTGGTTCAGAATTTACCACCTTTTCCACCCACCTCAACATTATCCCAAGTATTGACTGCAGGTAATGTTGCAAATTTACCTATTGATATGAGCGGCAATGCTTTGACCAACGTTTCGTCATTAAGCGGTGAGAGTTTTACTCCTCTGAATTTGGTTTCAACTGACGCAATAAATCTCAATTCGAGTGATGATACCAATGTTACATCAGCGGCTTCTGTAAATTTGACTGCATTTGACAATATAACATTGAGTGCTACTCATGGTAACCTCAATTTAAATTCGCCGCTTGGGACTGTCTACATAAATGGATCGGCTTATCCTCCGACGTCTGTTCCGAATGCAACCAAAGCGGATACTTTGTCCATATCATCTTCGAGTAGTAACATAAGTTACCCAATGATTTTTGGGATTGATACGAGTGGAGTTTTAACTGCTTACGACAACAGTAGTTTAACCTACAATCCGTCTCAAAAATTATTAGCAATAGATTACCCGTCTTCTAATTTACAGAGGGCTTACCTTAGTAACTCCAATATGCGAATAGGCAGTTCAGTTGGCGTTGTTGGCAACACTGAAAGCATTTGTAATATTTATCCGGGAGGTGGCTCGTTTGAATCTTATACACTTAATACGTCTTATGGGACGTCTATGCTTCAACTAACGAATAAAAATTCTGTGGCTACAATAAACCAAGGGATACCTTCTATCATCTTAAACAAAAATGGCAGATCGCCGTTGCTAAATGACAAAGTCGGACAAATATTTTTCGCAAGCAATAACGGTTCGGGTGGTTTCATTGATATCGCAAACATTACAGGAATCGTGTCAAATAATGTGACACCGATAAGCGGTCAAATCGATTTCAATGCAAACAATGCAACCAACCCAAATCTCATGTTCAGAATGGACGGGAATTCTCTTACAAATACGTGCTATAGACCATTGAACATGAATAATCAAACAATATCAAACGCTGCGACGGTTACAGCGACAACTTTTTCGGGACAATATACTTTGGCCACTGCATCTGGAAACACCGAATTTAATCTTATTTTATCGTCTGCATCATCGGGCGCTCAGTCATTAAAGGGTTCGCCTTCAGACCTAACTTACAATCCTTCGACTCAAATTTTGAGTGTCAAAAACATGAACGTCTCTGGTAACGAAAACCAAACGGGAGTCATCACAACCAACGTTCTAAAGACAGATATCATGCTCCAACAAGTCTCGTATTTTTCAACCCAAACTTTAACGATTGCAACGGTGACCGATCTGAAAGCGTACGGGACTTTCTTGATGTCTCAATATGACAGCGGCAGCACTATTCTGAACAGTATCATAACAATAAATTTACCTCAGTTACCGACTGACGGTTCTCTTGACGGTTATACATTTCAGTTACGTAAATTACGAGGTGG